GGATACGCACAGGGGACACGCACAGGGGATGGGCTCCGGGGAAGCGCTACGGCGCTGCATCCGGATCGGTCCGCAGCTCCTCACTCGCCTCGAACAGATCAGCCTGCCTGTAATCACGCACGGTCACGACCTCCCAACCGTACCTGGCGCAATACTCCCACACTCGCTGCCCTGACCAGCCTTTCAGGAAGCGCAGGATCGGCGCCGTCGTGACCACCTTGTCATCGATCAGCACGATGCCGGCGACGAATCTGCGGGTGCGGATCTGCACCAGGGTCTCGTTCATGATGGCCCTCAAACGACATCGCAAAAATTAACACGCTAGTCCCTTAGGTTTTTACCGATGCCTCTATGGTTTCGATGATGCCTCCATGGTTTTGGCATGCCTCAATGGTTTCGGGCATGCCTCCATGGTTTCGCGATGCCTCTATGGTTTCGGCATGCCTCCATGGTTTCGTGATGCCTCGATGGTTTTCTTCTGCGTGCCGGCTTTCGATCGCTGGCCTTGCGTCGACCAGAACGCGGCCAGCATCTGCAAGCCAGCGCGCAACGCTTCGATCTCAGTGAAACCGACCGGCGCCAGATCTCGCTCGCAGACCGCTTCGACAACGCGCACGGAAGCCGCACCAGCGTGCCCGAGCGCCACGATGCCGCTCTCGTAGTCCTCGACCTTGCGCGCGTGCCTACGGGCTTCCCTGGCGCCTGACGCCGTGTCCGGATCCGGGCTAGTACCGCCCGACGGATCGAGCGCGGCCGTTCGTGGTGCGCGCGGCGCCAGCGTCGCTTGCGCATACTCCTCGACCATCCGGCACCAACGTCGGCCGGCGGCATACTGCGTCTCGGAGATCCGACCAGCCAGGTACAGCCGCCCGAGCATCGTGCCCCACTCCGCCGGCCGCATGCCGGCGACCGCGGCATCCATCAACCGGCGGGTCTCCGTCGGCGGCGGCAAAGCCTGTTCCCGATGTTGTGCCCGAGCCCGCTGCGGCTTGCCGTTAGCCTCCCGCCGGACCAGGTTCTTACGCTTACCCATCTCAGCCTTCCTCCGTTGCCGTCATCCGCTCGACGTTGACCACGGTCGCCGTCGAGGTGACCAGGAACGGCGCCAGCTGTTCGGCCGCGATCTCCTGGCGCAGCTTCTTGCTGTCGATCCGCTCGGACGTCACCTTCGAGATCCTGGCGACGAACTCATCGCCGACCAGCTCGACCTTGCCGGCGATCAGTTCCGCTTTCAGCTCATCCTCGCGCCGCTTGAGTTCCTTCATCCGCTCCCGGACGTCGGCCAGCTCATCGGGCGGCTTTCGGTTGGTTTGCGTCATGTCAGCCATCCTGTCTCATACGCACCGACCGCACCGGCCTCCCCCTATAGGGATAGGTACCGGTACGGTACGGCTGTAAACTGCCGTCCGTACCTAAAACGTACCGCGGACTTTCGTGAACGTTTTCATCGACTTACTTTCACTTTGTACCGGACCGGACCGGCACCGTACCGGCCCGGTACGAGGCTCAAAATCGTACCGGTAGTATAATGGTAGTGTTTGGTATTTTGGTACCGCTCAATCGTCATCGTCGTCGTCCTTATCCTTCGAGTTCCACTTGACGCCGATGACCTTGGAACCCTTCCGGGTCAGCCGATATTTCGAACCCTCGAACCGATAGATCAGCTTGTCCGCCTTGAGCCGCTCGACGATCCGCTGCACCTTGGTCTTGGCCGGCCGGCCATCCGGCCACAGCCACCCCGCCCCCCGCGCGATCGACGCCATCGAGGCCTGCTTGTCGACATGAATCAGGCGCAGCACCGTGCGCGCCTCCTCCTCGGCGACCTTCTCCTTGCGCTCGGCGCCGGCATCGGTGATTGGCACCGCCACGACGCAGCTCATCAGCCGGCCGCGGGCGTCCTTGACCTTCTCGCAGGTGGCGCCGCGCAGATCGAAGTTCATCGCCTCGAACTCGGGCCCGCGGAACTTGCCCTGCCAGTGCAGCGACGTCTGCTTGTCGGCCTCCGACCACAGGATCAGGTTGCCGTCGACCTCGTTGACGAATGCCGAGCCGCCCAACGGCAGCAGATTGTCCGGCGCCGCGTTCTTGACGGGATGGCAATTCACCACCACCGCCGGCCGCCCCGGCAGCTTGATCAGCTCGCGCAGCAGCCGCGCGAAGTCGCCCTGCTGGGCGTTGTCGTTGGAGTCCTGGCCGGAGTAATAGGCCGCCGCGGTGTCAACGATCACCAGCACCAGGTCCGGAATCTCGGTGGCTTCCTCGCGGATCTTCGGCAGGCTGGCGGCGATCGGGATCACGCCGTCGATGAAATAGAACGGCACCGTTTCCGGATCGAACTTCTCATGATCGGCCAGCACCAGGTAACGCGCGCGGATGTCGTCGGCGTTCTCGCCAGCCAGGAATAATACGCTGCCCTGGAACGTCTCGCGGCCATGGAAGGGCAACCCCCTCGCCACCGCCTGCCCGAGATACATCGAGACCGCGGTCTTGCCGTGGTTGGTGCGCGCGGTCAGGCTGTAGAGATAGCTGCGCTGGATTACGCCATCGATCAGGTACTGCGGCGCGTTGAAGCCCTTGATGAATTGCCGCGCCGACAGGATCAGGCCGTGATTGTTCTCGGTCGAGACCTCGACGGCATTATCGAGATACGGCATCGGATCTTCGCCGGCCTTGATGCAGTCGCCGCAATCCCACTTCTCCGGCTTGTCACCCGGCACCACCACGATCCAGATCTTGCAGCCCATGCTCATCAGCTTGGCCGCCGCGGCGTGCGCGAACTCATGTCCGGCCTTGTCGTTGTCGGGCCAGATGCAGATTTTCTTCATCGCCAGCGGCAGCCAGTTGGTCTTGTCGACCGCATTGGCGCCGCCCATGATCGTCGTTGTCGTCACGCCGAACGCCGCCAGCGCGTCCGCCTTGCCCTCACCCTCGACCAGCACGACGTTGTCGGCGTTGACGATCTCCGGCCAGTGATACAGCGGACGAACGCCAGATGCCGGCGAGCCGATCATCCATTTCTTTTCGCCGTCGATCTCGCGGAAGCACCAGGGCCGGAACGTTTTCGGTTCATAGCGCGTGACGCCGGCAATCACATTGCCTTCGGCATCGAGATATTTGTAGGTGGCGATCGGAGCGCCGAGCACCTCCTCCTCGGTCTTGGGCTTGGTACCCCATCGCACGCTGTCGGCCAGGATCTTCTGTGCCGGGCTCTGCTCACGGTGCGACCGCCACACGTCCCGCTCGATCGGATCATGGAAATAGTCGGCGGCGATCTCGCGCAATGAACGATCGAAATTCACATTGCCGCTGTAGCCCATATAGCCGCGGTACAGCGCTATAAGATCGCCACCTTCATCGGTGGCGTGATCGAACCATTGCCCTGCCTTGGCGCCGCCCAACTCGATACACAACGATTCTCCGGCCTCACCATAGATGTTGCCGATCCTGGCCTCATGCCGGCTGATGAACGCGCGTCCGGAATACAGCCACATGACGAACCCGCGCACGTCCTCGGCGAGGCGCGCGCGAATGTCCGCCACCTTGACGTCACCACCCGCATGACTTCGCGGAGCGGAATCTGCCTGCTGCGGTGGTGCGTTGTTGAGATCAATAACCATACCTTCTGAAACCGCTCCTATTCGGCCGGTTCGCGTTGGTTGCCACCTTGGTCAGGATCCGCATCGCGATAGCCTTTTGCTTCTCGCTCAGCGCATCGTCGCGGACGTATTTTTGAGTGACGCTCTCCAGGAATCCTTGCTCCCATTCGGTGACCAGATCGCCGTAAGACTCCATCACCTGGCGCAAATGCTGGAGCATTTCATCATCATCACCGGAACCATTCGGTTGCGGATTCGGCTGCGGTTTCGGGTTTGGTTGCGGCCGTGCCTGTTGTTGTTGCCGAGCCCCACCCGCCTGTGCCTGGCACAATTCCGGAATCGTCATCTTGTAGCCGGCCGCCATCTTCGCCAGCATCGCGCTCGCGGTGGCGCGCTCGCCATCGAAATCACTACTCAGCATGCCGAGCAACTTGTCACGTCGTTTCAGATCGTCGTCGCTGATCATGGCCATGTCTCAATGGTTCAAGCTCCAGCAATACGGTGAGTGACTGCACATCTTGCAGCGCCAGTCCGATGGGCCCTTCTCGGTAATGCGTGGCAGCAACTCGCCGGCTTGCGTGGCGCGAATGATCGCCACCGCACGATCGCTGGCCTGCTGTGCAGCCTGCCCGTCGAATGCGATCGTCAGCGCCAGCAAGTGGCAGGTGTTGGCGTTTTCGGCAGTGAACAGCGCCGGGTGCTCATCCAATCCGAGATAGCCCATGTAGAGCTGGCACTGATCGAAATAGACCGGGTACGCCGCGTGCAGACCGTACTTCTCGATTTTCTTCCAGCCGGCGTCGCCGAGACACTTGTGCTCCCACAAGCACGGATAGGTCAGCGTGCGAATCCGCGGACCACCATGGATACGGCCGTCGCAATGGCCCTTGAACAAGCCGCCGACCATACTGAACTCGGTTCCTGGTGTGCCACGCTCAATTTGAAAACCTGCCCGCCGCATTGAGGCTGCGCATTTTTCTTCCGATGCGTGGCCGCGATCAAAGATCCGACGCGTCCGCGCCGGGAAAACCGAGTCCCGCTGCCAATCGAACTGCACCTTGCGCGGACATTCCGAGCCGATCCCGCTGGCGCCGAGATACTCACGCTTCTCCTCGCGCTCATGGATCAGCTCGGCCGCGTCCAGCGCGGCATTGAAGTCGTCATTCAGTTCGGTCGAGACCGGCGAGTTGAGATCGATGACAACCATCACGCCTCCTCATCCGCCGGCAGCTGCACCTCGACCCGCGATGTCTCATAGATCGCGCCGCTCGCCACGCGGAACAGGCTCGACCCGATGAACGATTTCTCCAGCGTCTGCCGCACCCAGCTTTCGCGGCCTTCGTACACGATCGTGCGCGTGACGCGGATCCGCGGCTCATCAGAACGGGATGTCGTCATCGGCATACTCCTTTCGATCCCACAGCGGTCCGCCCTGGCGCGCGCTCATCTCGCGCTCGACGACCGCTTGCGATTTGATGGTGACGATATTGC